TTGTGTTTTTTTTATCGTATTTATTTTCAATTATTATACTTTCTTTAAGTACCTTGCCTTTGAAATCCATCCAGATTTTTAGTATGTCTTTTGATTCTTGTTGTACTCTTCTTTCAACACTTCTTATAAAATTATTGGTTTCTTCACGTTCTTGTCTTTTAAGTGCACCTGAAATTATATTATTCTTTATTTCATCTGCCATATCAAGAAGTTTTTCAACATTTTCATCTTCTTCAATGTCAAAATAATCAATTTGTTTTTGTATCCATTCTCTACCACCATAAAGATATGGTGTTGCACCAAACATATTTGTGATACCTGTTTTTTGTAATGTATTGAGATATTCAAATATCTTTTTTAATTGATAATCTCTAGCCAATTTATGGTATAACTTCATAATTTCTATATTTACACCCATACCTATATGTTGAAATTTTTTTCCCCGAACATTGCAGATTCTTTTTTCCTTCTTTCTTCTAAACCAGGAAATTTACCGAACATGTTACTACTTTCTTGTTTTATTTGTTCTTTCGCATTTTCTAATTCACCTTTTTTTACATATTGTATAAATTCACTATTTCTGAATCTTCCAATTCCCATATTGAAAATCATCGATATCATAGCATCATACATACCTTGTGTTATTTCTGGCTTTATACCATTATTTTCCCAAGTATCTAAAATTTTGTTCAGTTGTGTTTTTGCAATTTCAATATCATCTTTTAATAATATTTCTGCTTGTTTTTTAGTTATTTTTGTTTTACCTGTAATGATATCATTATATTGTGGTAAAAATTCATATTTACCTCCATTATCACCTTTAGACGGATCCGCAAAAACGGCATGTCCATAACCAATTGTTTTAGCACCATCACCAATATCATATGCGGTTAAAACAGGTTCCCCCTTTTCTTGGATTGATCCTTCTTCATATTTTAAATGATTTATGAGATTTTCACTATAATCTCTTATTCTTATGTATTTTTTTGTTGTGTCAGACAATGTATCACCACCACCAAGTGTTGGAAATATTTTTTCAGTGTTTTTTTGTTTTGTATCTAGCCCTGAAAAATTGTTCAGTCCAATAACTCCAATTAAGGAAATTAATGCGTATTTTATTATTCTTTTTCTTGTCCTAATGTCAAGATTTTTTATTTTTTCTTTTAATAATTTTAAATATTCTAATGCTTGATTTTTTGTCTTAATCCAAAATGTCGATTTATCAATATTTTTTTTTATATTAGTAAAGTCCCAAACCATGTCTGGTTCTCTTTCCTCATTTTCAACCAAAACAATTAACGAATGGATTGTTTTATTAATATAAAATGAACTTAACTTTAAATTATTTTTAAGTTCGATTTCTTCTTTTATTATATTATAAATTAATTCTTTCATTTAAGTTTATTAATATCTACAACTGGAAACCATTTATTGATGTGAAGTTTTATTGGTTTTTTTTCAATATCTCTGTATTTTTTAATGGTTTTAGGATTAAAAAATTTATCTTCATTTCTTTCTATTTCATCATCGGTCCAATTTTCATATTGTGTTATTGATAAATAATCGGGTAACTTAGAATAATATTCGTTCATATCTTTTTCGAAGTTATTATTATATTCTGATGAAAAGTTTTTTCTATCTATATCATCAACATATGAAAATAAATAATTATGAGAATCCCTTAATAAATCTAACATAAAATTGGACATAAGATATCTTTCTGGTGGATTAGTATTGGTTACATTATAAAACTTGTTTAAATCAAAATTGATATCAATACCAATTAAAGTCCCATATTTTTTAAGGTCCGCATAATTAGGTTTTATATTGAGAATATATGGATATTTTTTTTTTAAAAACTTAGTAAGTAATGTAAATGTCTTATCTTTTTGATTTTTTTTTTCTTTATTTTCCTGAATATTTTCCTTTGTTTCTTCTTCAATATCCATTTCACCAATTATTTTAATTCCAGTTTCTAAGTTTTCTTTCCATTTGTTATAATTGGATTCATTTGTAAATTCTTTCATTACTGATTTATAATATTCGCCATTTTCATCACTAATTTTTAATGCAAAACCTTTTTTTATTGGTTTTTCATTTTCCAATAATAAAACATTTAATTGATTTTCTGTTAAAATATACTTTTTCATATTAATATTTTTATATTTGCACCCACTATGTTTGGTTGATCAATATATTTAGTACCAACCGTAAAACCCATTGATTCAAAATTATTATCAAACCAGGTTTTTAATACTTCTTTAAATAAATCTCTTATCCAAAAATCAACTCTTATCCTACTTAATATTTCATAATCAAATAATGAATTATCGTACCATAATTTTTTTTCTTTAGTACGATATACTAATAAGCCTTTTTTATTTTTGTTAAAAATAATTATTTCTGTTTTATCGTCGTTGAACGAAAATGAGGTTAGGACAAGATTCAAGATTTTTTCTATTACCTTTTTTATTTTTATTTCATTTTCATCTGTTTTTATTTCTTCATTTATTTTTTTGGAATATTCTCTAAATCTATTTGGTGAATTTTTTAAAACTGATTTTGGAAATCTTACTCCGATTCCGTGTTTCCTTGCAACTTTCAAAGTTCTGGCTAATTCGTCAAGTCCTTTTTTTTTTCTACCCATACAATGTGCTTTCTGAGAAAATCCTTTTGGGTTATTACAATTTATACTTTTTTTATATTTTTCAGACCATTCTTCACCCAACTCTACACTTTTTTCTCCTTGCTCGACATATTTTTTAAGAACCTCAACAAATTTATTTTGTATTTGTTTTAACAAATCAACATATGTTTTATTTGATGGTTCAATACTTCCTGGACTTAATCTTTGAATCTTACTAATTGCCACTTCAATTTGTTTGTCTGACAATTTACCCCACTTTAGTAGTTTTTCTTTGATGTCTTTTAAAAATACGTCATCACCAGAATATGTTGCAATTGGTAATAATTCTTCTGGTACATCATCGAGTCTTGTATCTTTTTTGGTTCTATAAACGAAATTAATGCCAGATATGTTTGTAATACATTTGTGACCACCACTATTTGCTTTTATAGTATCTAAAGCATTTAATGATATTTTATCGAATAATACTTTTTGTTTGTCTGATAATGTTCTATATAATTTTTTTGAAATGTCGTCGAGTATTTCAAGTAATCTATCACCACCTTCGACTTTAAAAGATGGAAAATCTCCGTATATTGCCATTAAATCTTTTAATGTAAATCCAACTGAACTATATTCGGCTTCAAATTCGGCAACTCTTTTAATATCACCAAATGTCACTTTAACATTTTTTAATTCACCAGATAATTCATCTAACACCTCATCTTTAATCTCACCTAAATTGACACCTTTAAGTGCTCTATCTTTTTTGAATGGGTTACAAGACGCTTGGACCATCCCCATAGGCATTCCAGTGACAACAAAGTCAGCGTCCGGATTATTTCTAAATGGTGTATATCTATCATAAGCTCCAGCTTTTGTTGTTGACCCAAAACCATATTGTGATAATATATTACCATATTTTTCAACACCTTTTTCTTGTCTACTTTGAACATAAGCTTCCTTGTTTTTTGTCATTTCTTCAGGACTTGCATATCCTTTTTCTACTGCTTGTTGTCTTATGTTATTTAAGATACTTAAAAGAGAAGGTTGTGCATTTAATACAATATTTTCTAAGAATCTTGGTTTATTCTTATAAGCTAAAAGTAATTTATTTACAACGAGACCCATCAACATTTTGTTTCTTTTAAGTGACTCATCTTTATTATATGAAAACAAATAGTTCATAACCATTTCTGGTGTGATATCGTGTTCTAAAAAGTTTGCAGAATCGACAGTTGAAATAAGTAAAATATCATCTGAAGGAAATATTTCTTTTGGTGAAATAGATTGAGATATTGTTTCCACATTAGATCTTGAAGCTCTAAAGTTTGTTGCGGTTCCTTGCTCAACACCGGCTTGTGTATCGTGGTGATCTGTATGGATTGTAAACATTGGTTTTCCGTGTGCAAAATCAACAAGAACTGGCATCACGTCACCAGATCCTTCTGGTTTTTTTATTGCAAATTCTTTTGCTCCATATTGTATAACCTCAGCGTCAACAGTTTTAATTCCATATTGTTCTAAATAGTTTTTCATAGCGAGTGCTGTTGTAACACCATCTAAATCTTGATGAAAGTAAATTTTTGCTTTTTTATATCTTTTAACAATATCTTTAATGTCTCTAATACCAGACTCATTCAGAAGAATTACCTCATTCAATATTTTTTTAATTATTCTTTCCATTTTAAAATAAATATTACAATAATCATTATAATTGACAATTATATTTTTTGTATCTTTAATTTATGGAAAAAGAGTTGTTTAGACATATTGTTTTTTTTATTACAAAATCAGAATCTAAGACAAATATGGTCATGGATATTGTATTTCCAGAATTGAAAACGGAAAGAAATTCGATTGTTCATAATGAAATTAAAAAAGAAAAGATTTCAACTAAAAAACAAGAGATTTTGGATTCTTTAAACTATCTGAAATCAAAAAAAACAAAAACAAAAAAAGATAAGGAGTCTATTTACACTCTTGAGATGGTTTTGAAAAATATGAAATGATTACCACTGTGGGTTGGTATTTGTATTGATTTCTTCCTGAACTCTTATTTTTAACATTATTTTATATTTTTGCATAATTCTAAAACTTAATAAATTGGCCATGATATTCCAATCATAATATAAATTACCAATAAGACTATTGTAATAAACATTGACCCAAACTATAAA